GGATTTAAACAACGTAAACTTTTAAATTATATGATGTTATCTATCGCAAACATAGTTAATGACTGTACATTTAATCCTAGTAATACTGAAATAGTTTCAAGATACCACACAGGATTTAAAGAAATAGGTTATGACCCAAATTTAGAACTATTTGCTGCTACCACAGGCATGATTATAGTATTTAAAAACGATAGATAGAATGACAAAATTACAATTCCCAACGAAAGGTGAGACTATTGAAAGAGGTCAAGCCATTTCGATTATTAATACGGGTTATTTACCCTTTATACCCTTCACAACTCAGTATAAAATGGGTTTAGCTGGGAGTCAAACAGATTTTTTAGTACCTACACGAGTTAATCTTAGTGAACAAGGTAGGTCTGGTGTAGCAGATTGGGCATATAGACCTAAACCTATGTCAGGAAATTCTTTTAAACCAAACATAGAAAGATATAACGAAGCGAGGGCTGGAGAAGCAAGAGATGCTACACCCGGTTATGGGATGTATGACAAAAAAGCAGACGAATATGTGGCATTTGGTCCAGAAAAGTTTCAAAGAAAAGAATTAAGAGATAGACAAACACCCACAGACCAACTGATGGACGATTTACGTTTTACACCAAACAATGATATGTTTAGAAGGTCTACAGCTATAGCAGCTGAATTAGCTAATATAGTGTCTTCTATGAATGCTGGTGAGGCCCAGTCTCAAAAAGAAGACGCTGAGATGGAAGAAGAGGCCATATTAGATTTATTTTATGAAAGTGAAGTTCCAGAACTACAAGCTATTATGCAAGAGGCACGCGCTAAAGCAGAGGAAGGTGGTACTTCAGTAATAGGAAATCGTAAGAAATATGGACTAAGTCCAGAGACATATGATTGGTCTGTTAAAGATATGGAAGATTTAACAAAAATGCATGCCATGATTAGTATTATAAACCAAAATGCTAGAGGAGATTTATTATCTGACAAAGTTATAGGTCTTGAGGTTACCAAAGATGTTAAGTTTTTTGCAGAAGATAGAGTTAAGGGTGACTATGGAAATATACCAGATGCAGAAAAAGCAGAAAAATTTCTAGCAGATACTAGAGATAATATGCAACAAAAATTTGATGCCATTAACAAAAAGATTAAAGAATATTTAACTACAACAGGTCATATGTATAGAGATATGACAGGAGGAAAAAAAGCTCCTTCGCCTCACACATTAGAAGGTTTTACAATGCAGACAATATCACGTGCCCGTGAAGCACTTTTACATAATACTTACAAGGATGCTACTTATGCTTTCCAATTTCCAGATGGAACTAAAGCTGAAGGAGGTCCATATGAAATAGCTTTAGAGATTATACCAGTTTTTGATAGTGAAGGTGTGTTACAAAGAGTAAACCATACTGTTGCTATAGTAGAAATGGCAGGTTATGAAGGAGCTAGAGCTGCTATGCAACCGGGTATGGCTAATTTACTACTTAAACATATGCATGAAACATTAAAATTAGATTTAGAAGTAGCTACAGATATATTGAACAGAGCATCAACTATAGTAGGTACAGAATTACAACTTATGGCAGATAGAGGTAACCAAATAGGAACTCGTTTCCAGACAGATTTAGGTTTTTTTATGGGTGATAGTTATATAGCTTATACTACTATGACATCTACTATGTCTAACAAAGAGATTAGTGATGCTTTATTTGGTATGATTATGGAAAGTGCCGGTAGTCCAGAGAATACTAAAGAACTAGCGGAAATGTTAGAAGCAATGTTTAATGATGGTGCTTCACTTACTCAACAATGGAAAGATAAAGTAGGTGGTAATGACTATACTGTAGATAAAGGCTTTGTATATGCTAAAGGAGGAGGACCATTTACTGGGGATGGAACAGGTCAAGGGGTAGGAGTAGTTCCATTTATAGGTTCAAGTCGACAAATGGGATTAACAGAGGCTCTCCAGAGAACACCAGCAGGAATGTCAAGAATAGGTACTGTAGCTAAGAACCCAATACGACGTATGACTGGACAAACACCGGGAGCAAAAGACTTATTATTTAGACCTGATGGTACTGCAAATCGTGAAAAGGGTTGGCTATCTAAAGCCTTTGGTATTAATCCATCTAAAACTGGTTTTGAAAACATGGACCCAGATGGTGTAATTAGAGTACGAGAGAGCTGGTTTAAAAAGTATGGTGCATCTAGAAATATAAAGGAATTTAATCCTTACACAGATAGGATTTAAAGCACAAGCTTTATATACTACAGTTGAGTATAATAAGGGTAGTGTAATGTAATGTTGTTTAAACAAGCAAAAAAGAGGAACAAAATATGGCATATTACCTAGGAAGAGATTGTGATGTATTTTTCACAACCGAAGGAACCGACACGTCTGACATGGCGATAGGAGTAAACGCAAGTAACCAAGCTTATGTAGATAGTGATGCAACTATCACATCTGGTTTTACGTTTGCATTATCTATGGCTAGCGCAGCATCAGTTTCCGGAGGTCGAGTAAGTGATTTGATAGGCGTGGACCTATCAATGGCATCATCAGACGAAGACGTAGGTCCCTTTTTTGGTCACATAAATACGCAAAAAGTAACAAGTGGTAGGAAAGACACCACAATAACTGTAACTCGAAAAAAGAAAAACAATATATGGGATATTATTTTTAATGGTCCCTCTTTGCCGGCAGATTTCGAGGGTAGCACAAATGAAGCTGGACGAATGGGAGCTCGATTCGGATTAGCAAACGGTGCATCAACATCAGCTAGTGATATAGGTATGGGTTTAGATTTTCCAGCTTATGTCTGTAGCGGAACAGCAGGGGCACACCCTGTTTACGGATATCGCGTGCATATGAGATTAAGAAACGGTGACGGAACTAACTACGGAGAAGTAATTACACTAACAAATTGTGCAATTACTGGACACTCAGTATCAGTCAATGCAGACGGTACTACAGAAGAAACAATGGAACTGACTACATCAGTAATGCCAGCAATGGCTTACTCAACGACCGCAGCTACATTCAATACAACGCCTACAGCGTTGGGGATGTTCTAATGGTCTATTTCGTAGGAAGAGATTTAGATGTTATTGTATCTACAGAAGAAGCAGACAATGGTTTATTCTGGCAATCAGGAGCTACAGGACCATCTTGGGCTTTTGATGATGCAGTATCTAAAGCATCTTATTCATTAGTAGCAGTACCAAGAGGGCACACAGATGCTCAAGCTTCTGGTAATGAGTTAAAATATTTAATTGGTGCAGATTTATCCGTTGGTGCAATGGATGAAGATATAACATATGTAGGTTTCCGTGATGTTACGAAAGTAGAAATCAAAAAGGAAACAACATTAACTTTAACACGTAAGAAAGTTGACGCAGTATGGGATGATTGGTTTAACAACGCAAGATTTGGATTAACAGGAGCTGCTTTAATAGGTGCTTCTGATAATGAAGAACCAACCCAAACACGTGGATTTAGAATCTGGTTGAAACTAAAACCTAGTGGAACTAATCAAGGAGATACATTTACATTGAGGAACTGTTGCTTACAAAGTCATACAGTAACTACAAACGTAGATGGAACCTTTGATGAAACTATAGAGTTTATGACTTATATAGACCCTAAGATAGGAAATACTGGTTCAGCCGTTGTAACCCCAACAACTGACTTATAAGGTTGTTAAATAACTAAGCAGGGCTGTGCCCTGTTTGGTTTTATAAAAGGAGATAGAAATGTCAAAAGAAGAAAAAGAAATAGAAACTTGGACAATAGAAAGCTTGGTAGCTTTAACAGACGAAGTACAAAATGAAGAGGTTGAATATAGAGGAAAGGTTTTAAAAATACAATTCTGTGAATTAACAGAAGAAGAAGAACCTACCGGCTCATTTAAAGATGACTTCGAGAACGAAGAAGAAAGAATGACTTATTATCAAGAATTAGGTACTATGAGAGTACTTAAAATGATAGAAAAAGCAAACGAAAAAGTTCCAGAAAATAAATTATTGGATAGTGAAACATGGTCAAAATTACCTACTACCCTAAGATATGCTATTGCTAATAAAATAATGGCTATCAATGCGGAAGTACGCGAAAATTTTACCATGGGATGACCGAGACACCTAGACCGGTCGTCCTTTACGTCCCTCTTATGAAAGAGTTAGGAATATCATGGACTGAAATAAAGAATATGCCCGCATATGAACTAGAAGGTTTACAAGGGGCATTGAATGAATATAATGCTCTCCATTCTATGGATGGATATA